ATGGCTCAGTGTGGTGGAGCAGCCTAGCAGCCGCCTCAGCAATTTCCGTGCAGCTCGGGGCGTTGCGCCTCGATGATCGCCACAGGCTAGGAAACTCAACGACACTGACGTTGAACGTGCATTCGGAGAGGAACGGGCCAGGGCTTTCGTTATCGGAATCGCCGCTGTCGAAGCCTACCAGCGCAAAGGCACCGTGCGACTTGCCGGATGCCTGCGAGATCTCGCGGATAACGTCCTTCGAGTCTTCGATGACCACTGGAATCATCGGAGATGTCTTGAAATAGTCGGACCCGCCGAGCGTTTCGGCCATGGACTCGACGATCTGCCTTAGCCGTGATGCCATTGGTGCAAGGTCAGAAGTTAATAAAGTCCATCAGGTCTTTCCCGCCCGTGCGGAAACTGCTGCCGGAATCTTCCGGCTCGAAGTCCTCGGCCCCTGAATCGTCGGCGTCGGCCCTGTTTTCGGCTAGGTCGCGCAGATGGTCTTCGGCCTTATCATAGGCGCTGTCACGATCTTCGCCGTTGTAGTCCGAAAGGCTCGGGAAGCTGTCCGTCAGCAAACGCCGTGCGAGCGTATAAGCATGCCTAACGCTACCAGGCGGAACATTCAGACCAGTGTCTGTGACAGGCGGCAGGCCACGCTTGCGGCGTCCTGCGTTGATCCTCCCGACGACATCAAGCGCAACCTGCGACAGAATCTCGTCGATCTTGCCATCGGCATCAGCCGACTCCTCGACAAGAGAATCAATCTCGGTTGTCCCGAGACGATCTCTCAACGAGGAGCCTGCTAATTGAACCCATGCCATGAAAGAAGGGAAGGAAAGCCCGCCGAGGGATTAACTCGGCAGGCTGTGGGAGAATCAGGCGTCAGCGATGATCGCGATGTGCTCCGGTTTAAGGACGTGGACGCCCCAGCACGCGCGAACGTGATAGGTGTTCATGTCGTAGCCGGGCCACTTGACGAATTCGAGGCTGATGCCGGTGCGAGGGTCGGTGACAACCTCGCGGCCAAGCGCCTGGTCGCCATCGGTGGGAGTCACCGGGAGGCGGGTAGCCAGCACAATGGCATTTTGCGAGAATGCAGCCGTGCGGGTGGAATCGGCAAGGACGGTCAACGAGGCGTCATCGGCCAGCGCAGCTTTGAGACCGGGAGCGCCGATAGTGAGCGTGAATGCGCCAGCACCACCAGCAGTCACGGAGTCAACCGTGTAGTAGTAGGTTCCGTCGCTCACGATGTCGCCGATGATCGGGGGGCCGGTAACGCCGTCCACCTCAATCGAAGTCGCGCCGATTGCGTAGCCTGCGCCATTGTTGACCGTCACGCCAGTGGCACCGGAATCGGCAACCGAGACAACCGCCGCCGACTCTTTGACCGACTGGCCGAAGAGGTCGAGCAGCTCACCGTCTCGGAGCGTGGCGCGGTCGCCAGCTTCGTTGACCTTGGTGAGTTGTGTCTGCTTGCGGAGGTTCACACCGGAAGCGGTCGAGATGACAAGCGAGCGGTTCGTTGCCGGTGCGCCGTTGTCGTCGAGCAGCTTCTTGGTGTTCGCAGCGTCGGTGAGGGCCGTGATGAGCGTTGATGCGCCATTGGGAACGATGGTCGAGCCAGCGGCCTTATATGCGGCCTCGTTAACGTCGGCCTCCATCTCATTGACGAGCGTGCGGACGGCCTGGGCAATCTGATCCTGACGGACGTTGAGGAATCCTGGCCCCTGATCCATCGCGTATTCTTCCTCCCCGGTCCAGCTAAACGGCGCGAACCGCTGGCTGTCGATGGTGATTGCCACGTTGTCAACGGTCTGGTCGGCAGCGGACGGAGGAGACATGCTCGGGCTGATATTCCCGGCTGCGGTATTGGCAGGGGTGACAAACGAGCGGACGGTTTGATTGATCGCGGCACGGTCGGCAGTCGCGTCACGGGTGACGGACGGCACAAAGCCGGTGAGTTCCCGGCTCACCACGTCAAGCGCGGTGTATGCGTCGGGGATGAGATTCGTGAGGGTGTTAGCCATGATTTCGTTAGGTTAGTGGTAGGTCGATACGATGATGCCGCCAGAAGCGCGGAAGTCCGCAACCTCCTCGGGCGTGAGCTTGTCGAAGTCTGCCCGCACGCAGACGAGGTGACCGTTGGAGGCGCGGAGAGGTCCAGCCTTGGCCTTGGCAGGCTTAGGCGCGGGATTCTCGGTCCTCCGTTGCACAGGCGCGTTCTCAGGCTGCACGGTGACAGCTTGAGCGACCTTTGCAGCCTTTCGGGATCGTTTGCGGGCGGGCATCGGGTAAGTGGTTAGTCAGTGATCTTGCCGCCGCTCTTGGCGAAGGCGCTTTTTTCAGTAGCATTGAGTCCGTCGAACTCGCTGCGGCTGATTTCTTTGACCGTCTCGCGGGCGTCAGCGCGGCCAGCAAGGACCGTGGTGCCGTCGAGAACGGGGTTGGACGGGATAGCCTGAAGCGCCCTGAGCGAGTCGGGGTTGTCGATGAGCTGCGAGCGCCAGAAGGCCTTGGATTCGTCATCTTGCGGAGCGATGCGGCCAGCCTTGACTGCTTCCTCGATGGAAATGTCAGCGCGTTCAGCGGCAGCGGCGGACGCGGCCTCCTCCATCTTGGCAATCTTGGCCAGGAGTTCGGCGTTCTGCTTCTTGAGCATCTCCAGCTCGGATTCTTCTTCCTCGCCTTCCATTGCTTCTACTTTCGCCTTCTCGTCAGCCTCGGCTTGCATCGCCTCAACTTTCGCGGCCTTCTCGCGTAGCTCCTCAAGGGTAGCTTTCGCGGCTTCGACGATATTCTCGCCCTCGGTGCCTTCTGGGACAAGGCCCAGGTCGGTCAGAATTTCCATGTTTTCGGTGGTTGGTGTGTATTGCGCGGCAATGCGCGGGATCTCTTCAAAGGCAGGATCATTGACGAGCGAGCCGATCTCGCCCCTCATCGTGAGACCGGATGGAATCCCGTCGAGCTGCCGAAAGCTGGGGGAAAAATATGAGTAGTCCTTGCCGTCGATTGCCTCGCGGCCTGCCCGTGTCCATTCGACATCGAGGAGCAAGCCGACGCCTGGCTCGTAGCGAAATTCTAGCGGGATGAAGGACGCCGCACCCTTGTCATGGTCGAACCCAGCAAAGGGCCGGACGTTGGACTCCTTGCGCTTGTCCAAGTCCTCTTGGAAGGACGCCAGAATGCGATCGTCAACCGTTACCGCCAGATTCTTGGGCTTCCCTCCGACCATCGCGCAGATCGCATGCTCGCCCTCGGGGAGATAGACAATCGTTCCTTGCTCAACGTCAAGCGGCTGGGTGAATCCGGCTGTTACCGTTTCGGACATTGCAAGCCGTTTAAACGATCCTAATAGTCTTAGCAAGTTCAAAATTACTTAGGGGGGGCTAAGAATGATTTCTCCACCTCATCAAGTAAGGTGTCGCTAAACGGGCCAACGTATTCGGCCTCGTCCGGCAAGGCACCTTTCCATGGTCGATGCTTGACTTGCCGCTTGAGCGCGAACACCGGCTTGATCCCGTCGCCATCCTTCTGGGCCAGCACGCCCTTGACCGCAAAGAGCGGGGCGAAGGACCGCGCATAGGTTCGGGCGGTCAGCCCGTGCGCCTCGGGGATGAGCGGGATAGTCAGGAATCGGACGCGCTTGGCTCTGATCGTTCCGCCTTTGACCTTGTGCGCCAGTCCAATGGTCGAGTTGTCGATGACCGCGCTCCGGTAGGTAACGCGGCCCGTGTCCCAGCCTGCCGCAACTTGCCTCCACCATTGGGTTTTTTTCCGCCCTGGTCCATGCGTCGGCAACGATCGGTTTTCCCATAGGGCGGACCCTTTTCGCATGTAGTAGTCCTTCAATGCGTCGATAGCGGCAAACGTCGCCAGTTTCATCGCCCCGCGTCGTACCTTGCGGGATGTCATCGCCAGGATTGCATTGACTGACTCGTCGATGCCTTCCTCAGTCACCTTGACCGAAACAATGCCCTGAGATGCTTTGGGGTTCGCTGCCATTAGTCCAATTCTCTTAGAATTGCTTTTCCTATCTCGGCCTCGATAGCCTCAGCCAGCGCGTCGATGTCTAGCCGGTCGAATAGCGCCGGGACACGGTGCACAGCAGCCTCGACCTCGGCAGCAAAGCGGCGGGCATCGTAGCGCAGAGACTTGTCGTAGAGATCCGCGATCATCTCGTCAATGGGTGCCAGCCAGACGGGAGGGATCGCGGCAATCTGCGCCTTGCTAATCATGCCGATGATTCCGCGAGCTGGTTAAGTTTTCGCTCGACCCATGCACGGCCTGCATCGCCGCCCCAGCCGTGCCACGCCTGCCAGCCCTTGCCCTGTTCCTCCCAGGTGCCGCCGTCCTTGTCCACAGCATGACGGGCGAAGTAGCTGGCCATGCGCTTGAGTGTCTCGGGTGATAGCTGCGTCCGATTGGAAATGTCCCGCGCTCTAGCAATGCCAACAACGGTCATCCCGCGTTGGCTTTCAGGCTTGGTCCTGCGGACTTCGAGCGCCCGTTGCGCGTTCTTGGCCATCTCTTCCGTCGGTCGCAGGTCAACGTCAGCGCGTGCCGCCTCAAGGCTCCATTCTTCGCCGAGCTGGATACCCTCGGGAATCGGTATTCCTTCGCCGTCAGGAGTATCGGGCAGATCCGGCGCCGGGGCTTGCCCAAATAACTCGTCAGCCTCGGTCGGCTGCGGGATGTCGAGATGCTCGTAAACCCAATCCTTCGGCATATCGACGCCCGACTGCACCAGAATGGCCAGCGTCTCGGCGTTGGTCTTGGCGTCCTTCGGCACCGGGATCGACAGGTTGATTGTCGGCATTTCCTCGGTTGGCACGTCGCCAAAATTGTGTGCGACGATGGCCGGGACAAGCTGATCGGTGAGCGTTCCGGCAACCCACGATGCGACGGAGTTGAGAACGTCCGATCGGACGGATTGGTGAACATCGCCAAGGGCGCGGGAGCCGGTGCCAGTGTTGTCAGTGGTCAACGTCTGGCCAAGCAAAAGGATGTCGCATGCACGATCGGCAACGTCCATCATGTGAGACTGCGGCATTGTGTCCGCACCGCTCTTGACGCCATCGTGCAGGTTGAGTTCGATGCCTGGGCCAGTGACCGCCCAGCCGGACGCGCCTAGCTCGTCGAGCATCGTTTCCGCGTTGCTCATTGCCTCATCGCTGCCGTCTGTCTCAACGTGCCTCCACGGGATCCCGAAAAGCTGCGAATACTGCATCAGCCATCCCAACCCATAGACCGACGCCAGCCAATACTTCGACAAGGCGCGGAGGTTCGCGGCGTGGATCGGGTGCGGAAATTCTTCGAGCTTGCTCATCGTGGTCCCCTCGGGCGATAGCATTAGGCGATCTATCTCGCGGGAGTCAGACGGGAAGGCCACGAACCTAGCCGGAACAGGCGAATAGGCGCGGGGCGCAATGATGCCGCCAGTCGTCTTCCACACGATTTCGAGGACGCTCACGCCTTTGACGTAGGCATCGACAAGCGAACGAATTCCGCCTCCCTGGTCTAGTTCCCAATAGCCGGGACGTGGGGCAAAGCAATTCAAGGCGCGAGTCACGACATCATGTATGCGAAGCGCCAGCTCAGAAGGATCCTCGGCCCCCGGTTGCACGGCTGGCTCAACTTGGATTTCGAGCTTGGCCACGGTTCCAGCAACCTCGTTGATTGCCTTTCTCAACCTGGGCCAAGTGTCCACCATCAGGCGGAATAGCCTGTCCTGGTCTTCTAGCTGACCGTTTCGGACGTTGCGGAGGATGAATTTGACCTGATCCGGCGTGAGGTTCTGTAGGTCGGTGTCTTGCACGCGATAGCTCGCTTGCATTGGAGCCACTCCTTGTCTTTCGCGCTGCATTGTGACGGGTTACTACAAAATTTATTTATGTTTGACAAGTGTTCAGCGAACCTAGATGTCGCCTAACCCTCGGACCCTTCGGCCAACAAAGGCATTCCGGCGCGTGAGCGTCTTGGCCTTGCCAGTCATTGTCCCGGATATTCTCGATCCGCAGACGATAGAACCTAGTAATGCGTCTGCCCTGTCTGGCGACCGAAGCCCTAACCTAGCCATAGCTTCCTTGGACTCGACGCGGAGCTTTCCATTTGCCGCCCATTCGCTGCGCCTGCTGCTGATCTGCTCGAATGTCTTGCGGTCCAGTTGGCCGATGTTGACCCTGCCGCGTTCGATCTCACGGATGCCAACGTGCCAGACCTCGGCGATTAGTGAGGCGTATTCATCCTTGTCAGTCGCAGGTTGCCCGCCGTGGAAGCGATTCACGCGCCAGCCAGCTTCGGCCAGGTTGTCGA